ACATAGAACGTTTTCATTGGCCCTCTTCCCTCTCCACAGTGATTTCAAACTCATAAGTATCTTCCCCGCCGATACCGTGTTCTGGACCCCAGATGCGATCTTCTGCAACGATGCGCCGTGCTTCGTGTTCTGTGTCGGCTTCTTCGTAGAACACGTTTCTTTGCTCAACTACCACCCGCCATTTTTTCTGAGGCCATTGGGGTGCTTCTTCGGGATGATCTGTAATATCGTTGTAATTCATTCTAGTCTCCTCATAAAGAAGCCCAGTATGGGATATTATGGGAGTAACGTCAAGACAATAAAAAAGCCCGCGATTTGCGGGCTTAATTGTTATGCGTCAAGTCCTATACTTGAGTATAGTATTATCTTTTTAGCGAGGTCTGCGAGCCGCGGATCGTCGGCAGCGGTTGACCAGTCGATATCGTCTGGTTTTGGTTTAGATTTGAACATTGGTTTGCCTGAGTTCGTTGACGAAGTTGTCTAGTTCTTCGCGGGCGGAGAAGAGTTGTACGTCCAGATCTTTTGGCGCGTGTCTCGTGTACCGCAGGTCTTGCAGGTTATCTACTTGACGTTTCAGCCAACGCAGGTGCGCTGACTGAAACAGGGAAAGGTTTTCGTCACCCATTTTTTTTGGGCCTTCCTCTCTTTTTTTTGACGACCGGAATTGGTTTTTCCTCGTTCCACGTTGCGATGCTATCTACGCCTACATTGTAGATGCATTGGTGGAGAAAGTCTTTTAATAATATGTCGGGGTTGTTAGATTTTTGGATGTCTTCTAGTTGTTTGATAACATAGAAGGCGCAGATTTTATATTTGTGGCTCATCACCTGTCCTTATCATTAATTTCTTGGAGTTGCGTTTGGATGGCATAGAGTGCCGTTTCGCGGATCGTGAGGCGTAGTCTGTCATCGTTGGAGAGTTCTTCCCGTTTTTCGACGGTTTGTGATCTTAGTTGGCCGTTATTGGCGGTCCGTCGGATGCGTCTTGTGAACGTTTTGAGGCTGTCCACTTTTTCGCTATCATCGAGGCGTTTGTACCCTTCGCCTCTGACGTTTTCGAAGACGACGCTTTCGTCTCTTTCGAGATATTTTCTGGCTGCGAGGATTGTTGGGCGCAGTTCATTTATAGTTTTGCCAAAGTGGGTTTGGATTGTGTCGTAGCTTAGGTGTCCGTTTGCATTACGGAACAAGTCGCACATATCCAAAGTTATTTTTGAACGTTTGAACATTTGTTTTTCCTAGTTAAGTTTCAGTTCGTTGCGTTGAATTGCGGAGAGGAGCGCTGCCGAAAGGCGTGTAGAGTTGCGGAGCGCTGCGCTTTGGAGCGACGCGAAGTAACAAACAAATCGTTGAGTTGAATTGAGGCGCGGTGAGCGGCGGGGAGTTGCGGAGCGCTGCGCATTGGAGCGACGCGAAGTAACAAACAAATCGTTGAGTTGAATTGAGGCGCGGTGAGCGGCGGGGAGCCGTGGTGCCCTGTGAGAAGCCGAGCCGCGTGGAGAGGCGTTGTAACAAACAAATCGTTGAGTAGCGTTGCGGAGAGGTGCGTCGCACCGCGCCGAGACAAGTCGCGTTGAGAGGCGGAGCGCGAAGATGCGAAAAGTAACAAACAAATCGTTGCGTTGAATTGAGGCGCGTTGCAATACGCGAAGTCGCGTTGCGAGTCGTTGAGGTGCCCAGAGACAAGTTGCGTTGTACATAACAAATCCTTGAGTTGAATTGCGGAGCGCAGCGAAGCGCCGTAGTACGGCGCGACGCGATGATTATTGCCAGTCAAACTTTACGGCGCGGAAGCGACCGTTAGTTCCGCCTTTTTCTGGGCGGAAGCGACCAATGCCGATACCTGATCCCGCGGCGTAGAACACCTCTTCGAATACATCTTTGGTGATGGTGTCATCCATGATCATAAAATCAATGTAAGACTTGTATCCTGTGTCCACGACGGGAAAGGTGCGCCAGACGCGCTTACCGGATCCTCTGACGCCATCAGAATTAACGTTGAGGCGTTCACCTCTGACGTCGGCTTGTTTGGTTTCAAGCTTGGGATCGTTGAGCGGTACGACGTCCGCTTCAAAGTATTTTGTATAAGTTGATTTACCGCGGCCCGGAATCTGTGTTCCTAGTTTTTTAGCAGCGGCGGACAGGCTGAACTTGATAGCCATAGCGGGGATAATGATGTTGCCGTCTTTATCGACGGTGCATTTAGAACGCCACGTTCTGGTTTCGTAGGCGTCGGCAGTTTCTTTGGGGAGCTTGGGCTCCTCGTGCATTTTAGATTGGCTGTAAGGGGCGATGCCTTCAAAGTGTACTCTAACATTCCGCATATCTTTTTTCCTTTGGTTAGCGTTGTTAACGTAAAGGAGTATATGCGAGGGTATAGGATAATGTCAATACCCTTAGTGAATATCTGATAAAATCCCTTCTTCCATCTCTACATGTGCGCTGGCCGAGGCCATTGCGGCACCGATAATGCCTGTTGCGTCTTGTTTATCGGTACAACCTTTGAGTAGGCGGAAGATTGCGGCGGTAATAATTCCGGTGTACGCGGCCCCTGCTTCGAGGTCCGCGTCCATCATATCGTCAATAAATTTATTAGTTTCTTTAAGCGCGATAAGATAATCGTCTTGGTTAGACATGAAAACGCCCCAAAGTAAACTTCAGGGCGCAATCAAATCTTTTATGAGGTACGCTCTGAATATAGAAGTGTATGGGATAAGTCAAGCGCTTTCTTGTTCGCGCTTGTATGCTTCGAAGATAATCCGCAATTGACCGCTAATTGTTCGACCTTCGGTCTGTGAGAGCGCTTTAATTTCCTTGTACACCTCAATTGGGACAAGAACGCTTTTCCATTTATCGGTATCCATATGTGAACCTCTCTAGTTTTAACCAACAATATAGGATGTTATGGGGGAGAGCAAGGAAAAAACCCGTCCAACAGTGCGAAACCTAATGGACGGGAGTTAAGACAGGCGATCTGTCCATGAGCAGAACTAACATGACTAGACGGCTTCACCCCAAGATGGGCCTACTTCGACGTCACACAGGCTAGGTACACTTAATGGTACAGCACTTTGCATCATCTCTGCAACCTTTTTTGCATCATTTCTGTCTGCAACTGACATGGCGATTTCATCGTGGATTTGTATCAAAGGAATCCGCCCGCTCTCATATATGTTGACCATAGACTGCTTGGTCATGTCCGCGGCGGACGCTTGAATTAAACGGTTCAAGGCTTTGTATGTGTAAGCGCGTTTTAAGCGTGTTGTGTCGCCATATGTTTTCACGGCTTCCTCGTATGGCAGCGCCTTGTTCATGGCAAACGTGTCGGGCTCCCATAACGGAAAGCGTAGTTTTCTGCCCAGAAGCGAGCGCAGCGCCCCGCGACTGTCCTTTTCGTTAAGCCTGTTCATCACCCCGTGCATCAGACCCTTAACGAAAGGCACACGGTCATGGTACTGGGAAACCAGACCTTTGGCTTCGTCCACGGGAATATCTAATTGGTCCGCGAGCTTTGCCACGCCCATGCCGTACATCATGCCAAGGTTAATTGTCTTGGCCTGTTTGCGTGGAATTTGCGCCATCTCTGCGACCATCGTGTGGAAGTCTGTGCTGCTATCTTCATTGTAGCTATCTACAAATTCTTTTGCGCCCTTGAGCGGACGACCTCTTTGTTCACCAAACAGGTGCGCGTAATGAACCAAGATCCGCGGTTCTTGTTGCGAGAAGTCAATTGCGGCCCACTGCTCGCCTTCTTCTGGTAGGAAGAGGCTGCGGATCATGGGGCCTAGCTCTGGATCCCGTGCGGGGATTTGCTGTAGGTTGGGATGGTTCATGGATATACGACCGCTGACCGTGCCGCCATCGTCGGAGCGGATTTGGTTTATGTGGGCGTGAATACGACCATCTGAGCGGCAATGCTTGAGAATAGTGTTGATAAATGTGCCAGAGGTTTTGTTGAGGTTACGGGCTTGCACGATAAGTTGCGCCAGTTCTGACGGATGGTCAGAGAGAAACCCTTTAGTAAAGGATGGCTGACCTTTTTCTGTGCGCTCGTAGGGGAGAGATGCTTCGTCGAAGGCTTTGGCGATAGACTGCGCGGCCCATATCTCGACGTCAAAGCCTACGGTGGATCTTATCTTTTTTAAAATTTCTTTCTCGCGCTTGAGCAGTGCGTTACGTGTGCGCTCTGCTTTGTCCGTATCTACTCTGACGCCGCGCCAAGTCATGTCCACCAAGCAGGGCAAGAGCCGTGTTTCGACGTCCACGATGTTTGACAGGCCGTCTTTAGAAACTTCTACGGAAAAATAATTATAGAGTTCCAGTGCGAGTTCCGCGTCTGCTTCTGCATAGGGCCCGACGAACATGGCGGGTAACTTCCACATCTCTGCTTTGGGGTCCACGCCAAATGCTTTTGCAGCTTCGATCAGTTGCTTTTCGGATTTAACTTTGCCCAGATGGTCAAACGACAGGGAGTTAAGCGTGTAGCTAAACCTGTTTTCGTCGAGCAGGGATGCTATGACCATAGTGTCGATTACTTTGCCATTTACGGTAAAACCCATGCGCCGTGCCCATCCAGCGTCGTATTGAGCATTGTGCATGATTTTGTCTGCGGGACTTTCGAAAACTTTTTTTAACCAACGATTGGCTTGTTTTTCGCATATGTTCCCGCCGCCGAAATGTCTAATAGGAATGTAGCCGCTCCAGTTCTCTGTGGCAACGGCATAACCTACTACCTCACCGTCTCCGGTGGCCCATCCGGGGCCCGCGTTTTTTAGATTGGGATCTTTGGTTTCCAAATCTATAGCAATGCGCTTGGCACCAGTAAGATCAGGGAGTTCACTGGGCGGAACCCATTCATTCTCCGGTGTGAACATTGCCATCTGTAGGCTCATCTTCTGGTTCCTTATAATAAACTAATACAAACGTATCGCAGTTAGAGCATGAGAGATTGGTAACCATGTCATATTCAGGCTCATCCTCGGCATCATCATCTCCGCCCCAGATTAATTTTGCTTTGCAGTGCCAGCAATTCATTGCTCTCCTCCTAAAGCGGCATACCCACAGATGTCCACCCATGAGTCCTCTTTGTTGGATTTCATAAGCCGTGCGGATTTTACCAAAACCATGCAGACCGCAACCTCTTGCCGCGTTGTCGGGCGACCTAGAAAGACGGACCAGAGGTCTGCGATATCTTGGAAGTTCTGTTTTGCATCACCGTATTCGGATGCACGTTCTCCGTTTATAAGGGCCT